CGGCCAATGTCGTTTTGAGATTTTCCTGCACCTTTTTTTGGTCGTCTATTTGCGCCAATGCGGATTTGGCCGATAAACCAATGATTTTGTTGTAATAAGCCTCATCATCATCCACATTTTCATTGCGTAAAGCTTCCAAACCCTGCACCAATGCCCGTTGTTCGGCCGTGAGGTTACGGGTCAATGCGGCGGCAATTTGGTTCCGTTGCGGGTCAAACAATTCGGCCAATTTGGAACGTTTTTGTAATTCATTAATTTTTGTAATAACCGGGTCCACGGTGCCAACCCATTTTTTAGCCGGGGCAATATCAAATAAACGCCCCCAACCAATCCCACGCATCAAACGCATATTGCGCCCTGTTTCCGATGCTTTGTCGGCCGCTACGGTAAATGCATCACCGATTTTTTTAATGGCACTTAAAAAGAACCGGCCAATAAATGATTGTTTCATGTCGTTTTCTAATTGGGTGAAAAACGTTTTTAGTAGGACCGGCAAACCCCGCAAAATATCGCCAATTTTCAAACCAATGTTTTCAATGGCATCGCCTAAATCTTGAATGGAATTTGTTTTGGTAAATCCTTTGAGGAAATCCAACAATCCTTCACCAATGTTTTCTAATGCCTTTGAAATGCTTATTTTGAACACTTCCATTTTGCCGGCAAATGAATCCAAATTATTAATGGCCGCGCCGCCAAATTCGGCATTGAGTTGGCGCATAATTGCTTGCATATCTTTAGCCTTGATGGCGGCTTGGTCCAAACCTGGAACCAATTTATTAATGGCCGTGAGGTTGCCTGCAAATCCTTTGGCAAGGGCATCCGCTACAACGGCAACATCATCACCGGTAATGGCCGAAATATCCAACGCCAATTTCAATGCATCTTGGGCATCGGTCAATTGTGAGGTTACGCGCACCAATGCATTAAATGATGGGATTAAAACATCATCGGCCACCGCCGCTTGGCGTTCCAATTCGTCAATGAAACGATTGACCGAGGGAATGGCGGTTTTGTATCCCAAATTGTTCAGGGTGAAACTCAATTGTTTGTTTAATTTATCTTGTTGGCGTGCGGCATCGGCGGCCTTTTTGGCCAACGCAACAACGCCGGCACCAATGGCGGCAAATGTTAATTTTTGAGCAAGGGTGGTTTTGCCAAACGATTTGCGTAACCGGGCCAAACCTTTTTCAGCTGCATTAATGCCCTTAGCACTAAACGCCGTGATGATGGAATATTTGATGGCCGGTTGGCCTGACTTGACCGCCACGTTATCCCCTCAAATTCGGTAGTTTGGTGTAGGTAATTCTAGATGCATTTTCCAATGCCGTAATGATGCGGTCCCGTGTTTTCTTTTCTTTTCTCATGCCGGCCGCAATGACTATGCGCCCTTGCTTAAATCGCACCACAATGCCCGATTGTCGTTCAATACGATTAATGAACCATTTGCCGGCATTGGGATTATCGCTTTGTGAATAAGCCTTAGAACGCGCGTTTTTTCTTTTTGCACCCGAATAGTGAGGCCGTCCATTGGGATTGCGGGAACCGGCTACCTCATACACCATGCCGGGTGCGCTGGTATTTAAAATGGAATACATGCCGACAAAACCGCGCCGGTTCATTTTTTGTTTTCCCAAACTAATGCGAATGCCCGATTTCATTTCGGATGGGTCAAATGCCAACCGATACCACACGGTGTTGGGTTTTTCGCTAGCCCACCTGGACAATCCCGGGGGTGGGCTATTGGGCACCAACGTTTTGGCATCGTTTTGAATCTCGCGCAATGCATCTTTTATTTGGTCATTCATTTGGTCATACACGACACGGTGGACGTTTTTTAAAACACTTAGCGTTTCACTAAGGCCTTCGATGTCGTTTGGCATGTGCGGTTTCGGCCCTTCCCTTGTCGTTTAACACGCGGATAAATTGCGCTAAAAGGATGGGGTCCATTTCGATAAATTCACGCGGTGAAATCCCCGTGTGAACCGCCAAATTGGCCGCCAAATAATGCATGGTGTTTTTGCCGGCCAATCCTATAAAGGGCTACCGTCCACCACCTCAACCGATTCCAATAAAGCTACAAACGCCTCACCAAATGGCGGAACGGTCTGCCCTGCACCGTGCAAGGCTATCCACGCCAAATAATAAATGTCCGATTGGGAATCAATTGCGGTAACGCTTTTTTTCTGCGCTTTTTCAAACTTATATTGCACCAATGGCGAAATATCATGGTGTGAAATCTCGCCATCGGCTTTCGTGATTTTTAATTGTGCAATTGCCATTGTCTAGCCCTCCAATGTTGTTGTTACGGTGTGGTATCGCGAACAATCGCACCGGAAACGGGCCATGTGCAATCGGCCGTTCCTAACGCGCTTACATCGCCATTAATGTCGGTGAAATTATCCACCAAAACACTAAATTGAAATTCCGGGTTTGATGCGGAAACCGCATCGCCGGTTTGCTTTAGGGTTACGGCGGCAACCGTGCCCACTAGCGGCCCAATCGTTTGATTCACTTCACTTGTTGCGTTATCCAATAGAAATGAAACGGTTAGGCTTGATGCTTCCAAACCTGCCACGTAAGTGTGGCCGGCGCTGGATGCGGTAGTCATTGCGGTTGTTTCCAATTGGTCAAATGTTCGGTTGAGGCTAACGCTGGTTACGTGGTCGCTCAAATCCACACCGCCAATGGTGAAAACAACTTTATTGTTTAGAAATACGGCCATTTAGTCGTTATCCTCCATTTTCTTGCTTGTTGTTTTTTCAATGCCGATGAATCCACCGGCTAGCAGAAACTCAATGTTGAGGTCCTGCAAATCTTCGGCATCTACTTTAGAACCGTGCGGGAGCACACGGTCTTTTTTTAATCGGATGCCCTTATGACTTAAAATAATATATTTCATGTTGAACTCCATGTTGTAAGTATTTCCACGGTGATTTCCACGCCTAATAAATCACCCGTAACCAATGAAACGTTCACGGGTGCGGAAACATCCGAAATGTTTAATGCATAAGATGCATTGCCCAATTTGTCTATTGCTTGATAAACAAAATTTTCAATGGTGTTTAAATTGCCTTTGTTATCCAACATGGGAACAAATATCTGGACAATAAAACGCGCCAACGGGGCAATGGTGATGTGGTTGTTATTGTTGGGCACAATGTAAGGGTCGGCCGGCAAAATCACGCATGAATTGGCCAATGGCGTTTCCGGTGGGAATTCAAAAATAGACCACACGCCGTTATTGGTCAATGTGGTGGCGAGGGTGGAACGTAGCGTGGTAATGGCAGGTGTTGGCATCATCCCACCATTGACGAGGGCGCTAAATATCCCGAAAGTAACCCACGGATTCGCGCCAATAATGTGTTACCCATTCGGAATGGGCTTGGGGCAAATCCATCAATGCTTGCCGCTTGGCCCCCGGCCGCTTGTCGCGCTTGCCAAATGTCCACGGCCAACATCAATGCAGCTTCACGCACGGCCGGCACGGTTGCATAATCAATGTGAGTAGTTGCACTCACGGTTGCCGGTGGTTGAATGGCGTGTTTTGGTTCATCGGTTGCATTATTTACTGCGTATTGGATGTAATACGTTCCCAATGCGGTAATTGTTTTGCTTCCGTTGTATTTCGCACCGGCGTTGGTAACCACTACCGTTTCGCCAATCCAAAAACTCACCGGATTATCAAAATATAACGTTGCCACATCATCTTCACATTCTTGATACGTGGCAAAATATTTATCAAACCACAAAAATGATTTGATGATGTCCTCACTTGCTTGGCACACTTCTTCCACAACGGTGTTGGAGTACAACGTGCCAATTCCCAATGTGTCTTTTAATTCTTGTTGGGTTACATACGTTGCGGCCATTGCTTCCTCCTTTCCGTTAGGCCCTACCCCCTGGGACTAGGCAGGGGGCAGGGGTACTTTTTGCGTGTTATGGGGTAACGGTCAAACCACGGAACGCGGTTGGGTAACGATTGACCACCGCGACATAACCATAAAGGCCTATCTCGATGCGCCCATTCGCAACAATATTGGCACGCAATTCAATGGTTGGTGATTCATGGAATCGCATTGCGGCGGTTGGATACACCATTGCATACTTAACGTTGGATGCATCGCCGGTGTAATTTGGGTCCACCACTAGGTTGAGGCCCGCTACGGTTCCATTTGTTGAACCTTGCGTTACTAAACCATTTGCGTTTTGTGGTGCGGCAGCTGCAAAAATTGGGCGGCCGGTTGTATCAACCGCACCCAATAGGCCCGCAAAATCAATGCCATCTTTACCGCCGGATGGCGCAACCATAAGGTTGTTTGGTGTAAAGCGCATGACCCCGTAGGAATCGGCAATTGCTTCCGCGATTGTTTTATAAATGGTGGTGTTGTTTGTTGAACCGCAATTATCCACCGCAATTTTTGCGGCGTAAGCATCGGTTTTTTGCGCGTACGATGCGGCCAACTCACGTATGAGGAGGTCGGCAAAGCTGGGGTCTGACCGGTCGAACAACTCAACATCGACAACATTTGCCCCGGCGAATTTGACCACCGAATCTTCCTGGAAGGTAACGGCGGTGTCCGTGCTGGAAAATTCTGCACCTTCGGCCGTCAATGCCACACTTGCCTGGGTACCCAAAACCGGCGTAAAAATTTTCATTCCGGCGGCTGGTAGTGGTGCGCGTTCGATGGAATCAATGAATGGACGTGATGCATCAATAACGCCGATTACATCGCGCAAATAAGTTGGTGGAACCATTCCGGTGTTTTCCGCAACGGTTGCAATTTGTAATGCGGCAACTAAATCGCGGGCATCGGTATCACCTTGTGTGGCACGTACTTGTGCCATTGCGTATTGGCCGGCCGTAATGTTGGTGTTCACACGCGGTTTGGTGTAAATCGGTGTGTTATTCACGGGGCGTGAGGCTTCTACCTTGTCGGCTTCTACCTCGGGTGTTGGGGTAGCGTTTTCCACGCTGGCCTCACTTTCGGTTGGTTGGTTTTCTTCGGTTGGTATTTCTTCTTGTTTTTCTTCTGGCTCGTTTTCACTTGCCAAAACTGATTCAACGGCGGCCGATGCAAACGCCGGGGTGTGGACCAAACTAACCTCGGACAATTCGGCGCTGGTTACATAAATAATTCCGTTGCGTTCCTCGGAACGGTTAAGTTTTACGCCTACCGATAATCCATCGCGCAAATCAGCAGCTTCAATAAGTGCATCATTTCCGGCCGTTGTTTCGGCCACTTTAAATTGCGCGTAAATTCCCGAATCGGTTTGTTGCACATTGACGGCACGGCCCAACGGTTTTTTGGGGTCATGCTCCAATAACAATTTGAAACGGCTATTAGGGATGTTCACACTTCCTTTTTCAAATACCACATCACCAACATTGGTGTGGCCAATTTCGCCAAATGGCAAAATCTTGCCGGCAATAATGCGCCGCGTGGAATCGGTGGCCTCAATGATTCCCGAAAAAGTTAAATTAATCGTTTCCATTTGGGCTTAAATCCTCCATCTCCATTGCTTGCTCCTGCGTGATGAGATTAAGGGCTAGCATTTTCTCAATGACGGCCAAACGTGTTAATGCATCAGCCCTTAAAAATGTTTCATCAATTTCAAAACGCACCACATTGCCAATGGCCGTGATGTCGTTCATACTCAAACGGCCCTCAATTGCGGTAATAAAAGGTTGCAAGGTCATCGAAACAAATTGGCGGCGTTCATCCAAAATATTGGAATAGGTCATGGAATTGTTCATTTCGGAACTTAACAAATATGCCGGCACATTGCATAAACGTGCAATTTGTGTGCTTAAAAATTGTGATGCCTCGTTGTAGGCCATTTCTTTAGGTGAAAATGATGTTGTTTCATAACTGAGCGTGCTTGAAAGGTAGGCGGTTGCACGTTGCGCGCGTGCCGCTTTCCATTGTGCTAACAATCCGGTGATTTGCTCCGGAGGTAAATCTGCACCAGTATTTTTAATGTAACCGGTGGGCATTGGTGTATTCGCGGCAACGGCGGCGGCCTTTTCTAAATCCAATGCAGCTTTAATGGTGCGGCCACCACGGGCCAATATTCCTTCACTATCTACGCCCTGAAATGTAATGAGGCTTCCTACGCCATCATTAGGACGGCGCACACCATCCACCGAATAATACTCAACCAATGTTGAGTTGCGATTGAGTGTGGGTGTTACGCGATTATTTGCAACAAATGCAAAACTATTGGGTCTGCCATCATCAGAATAGGTGCTAGTAACTTCCAGATAAGCGGTCCCGAAAAAAAATAAGGAATCCACTAAATACGCAATGGTAATTGCACGGGGTTGCCGTGGGTCTAATTGTTCCAACCACAATGGCGAACCCAACTCGCGCCCGGTACTTTTTTTGTAAAGTGATAACGGCAGGGATGAAATCACGCCACAAATTAAGTTACGGGCACGGGCAACGGATGGAACCGCCATTGCTTCCTCGCGCGTAATAAATGTTGAGGGTTGGAATAAATAACCTAGTCCTGCAACACCCGTTTCCATAACCGGTGGTGCTAATTGGGCCTCAATGGTGGGTTGAGTAGTAGCCGTATCTCCCACGGCTTCAATAAGTCGCAAACCACTAAAAAGGCCCATTGGCAAATTGTTGCACATTTGCCCCAAAAAATTTTCGTGTCGCTACACAACTATTAATGCATTTGATTGGGGTTTGTTGGCAAACCACACAACCATTGCAGCTGCACAACATGCCGACACATCGCCCGCCGATTTACGGCGAACAATGCGCCAACCGTTTTCGGTTGTTTTCATTGCGGCGTTGTTAATGCTTGCGTTTAATTCTTCTTGTTGGCGATGGGCAATCCGTTTGTTACTCATGGCCGATAACATCTCCGAACACGCTTGGGCGAATGGTTGCCCGGAAATTTCTTGCAACGGAACCCCCACATGGGCTAAACGGGATGCAATCGGCGTTGCGGTGTAACGGTCGTATAGCAACACCCGGGGTTTAAATTTGCTTATCCAATCGTTTATTTGCACCGCCAACGCTTTATCGTCCAATGCGGTTTCGCTGGTCCATCGGGCCAACAACATCAATTTGGTTTTATCGCCATCCAATTGGCCTGCAACCAATGATGCCTCCCGGGAGGATGGGGCAACGTCCACCGCGAAAAATGTTTGGGGTCCGGGTTCAAACACCATGTTTTCATCAAAACACGCATCCCACGCACCCACCGGCCACGGGCTAGCCAAATTGCCATCAATGAATTGGCACAACATCTCCGTTCGGACGGCGTTGGTGTCGGTGCTGGATTTGATGCGGTGGCGCAATGTTTCCACATCAATCAAATGACCTAATGCCGGGTTGGCTTCTTTCCACCCTTCCACATCATCAATGGACCGGGTAGGCGATGCGCTCCATTCCAAATACAACAATGATGGGTTGTTGTTTTCAATCCCGCGTTGGCGCAAATTATTTAAAATCGTGGACCGATTATCGCCGGCATTGGAAACCGCCAAAATTACGGAATTGGCGCGGGCTTGGGTGGTGTATTCCACGGCGGCCCACACATCCTCCCCAATTGACCGCAATTCATCTACAAAAAAGAAATCAATTGATAAACCACGTGGTGCATCGCCCGTAGCAGCTACAACGCGGTATTCAGCAGATTTGCCATTAATGTTAAATAAGATTCTTTCATTGCCATTGGTGGAATACGTTTGCACCCAACCCGTTTTTAATCGCGGGGTTTCCCTAATCATGCGGTCCAATTGCCTAAACGTTGTTAGTGCCATGTTCCGTGTGCTGGACATTCCGGCAACGGCCGTTTTCCCGAATAAATAGATGTGGGCCAAAATCATTAATTTGGCCAATTCGGTTTTTCCATTTTGGCGGCTAATGGTCAAAATATTGGTGCGCCGGCAAAACACCCCATCTTTATGGGTGAGCATTTCGCCCAATGCATTAATTTGCCACGGCAATAACTTCATTCCGATTTCTTCGGCAAACGTCAAAATTTCGGGTAATCGGTTCCCTACATTTTCTAATGGGGTTGTAAAAATTCGGGGTTTTTCACTCCCAAAAATCCGTCCCCTCAAATCCGGGGTTTTGGATTGGTCCACATCGGTTGCCGATTGGTTTAAATCTTCAACGGTTTGGTTTGAATCGGTCCCGGATTGGTCCGGACCGGTCGGGGATATATACGAAAAATGAGCAGGGGGGGTAGCCGTATGTGCTAAAAAAATGGGTTGTTTAATTTTGTCGGATTTAGCCAAATTGCATCGCTTGCAGATTGCCGCGAGATTCTCAGGGTCATTGACGGACCCACCGCGTGAACGCGGCACGATGTGGTCCACCTCATTGGCTTCCGGGTCCCCACATACGTAACACGTGTGTTGGTCGCGGTTGAGGATTTCCGTGCGCAACTTTCGATACTCACGGGTGCGGATGGCATTTGCGTTGGTACTCATCTCACCACCAATTATGTTTCACGTGGTGGGCCTTTGCCAATTCGCAATCGCCGTTGTATCTATGCTCCATATATTTTTGCATGAATTTAATCTGAACCTCAGGGCTACTCGTGCCAATCTTTTTGTTGCGTACTTGCCATAGGCCGTAGTGGCTTCCGTTCCTCGCATCCGGCCTTCCGCTTGATTCTTTCATTATTATCCATAGATAACATTGGTATTGATTGCCGGCAGTTTTTTTTAGGTGTGATTTCCAATCGGATTGTTTCGATTGTGCAGCTTCAACGGGGCTTACGAGTAAAGCGAGGATGAGCAACCCCCCCCAAACCCCCCCCATTGCGCGTTGGCCAATCACACTTAACGCGCGGCGAACTTGCCCATCTAACGGGCGAAACACGAGGGTTAGCCGTGCCGGTTGTTTAGCGCCAAACCGTTGGCGTGGGGAACGCATCCTAATCCTTTTTGGTTCCGGTGCAATAAGCGCACGTGGGCGTGTTTTGCGTGGCCATAATCCACACCCCACACCCCGTGCAACGGCAAATGTTTTTTTCACTTATCACGGTAGATTCCTTTAGTCGTGAACATCGGCGGCACCAATGTTGCATCGGTCATAATGATACGTGAGGAATTGCAATTGATGCAGGAACCCATTGCCAAACCCGGTGGCAATTCCACGTGATTCACAATGAGGTGGTCGGTTTCGGCCCTACACGGGCGGCACAACACTTTATTCATCGCGCCCGGACCAATTCCGCGTACGGCACTTTGTAGGCGTTGGGGCGGCCATTCCACGGCCCTAACCAATCAGGGTGTTTGCAATACGACACGGGCAACCATCCAATAATTTGAAAAATGGGCCAACCCCGAACAAAAACCACGCGGTCGCGGTCATTGTCGTTGGTCTGAACAAATCCATAATTGCGTTTCATGTTCATGGTGTGTTTAACCTCCCAATCAGGAAACACATCGGGTTCATTTTTAAAAGTGTCCACGTGGGGCACAAAATCTTTGACCCCTAACCAATGGGCCACCGCGATTTCAGCTCCCACGGCATACACGTTTTTCAACACAATTTCATTTTCGGTGTAATTAAATGTGCCATAACGGTGGGCGTGGCCCGCCTTTTTAGAACTTTTTTGGCGGGCCATCCCTACTTCGATTGCCAATGAATAATCCTCGCGTGCTAAAAGGATTTCAACGGCCATTAGCGCAATCCCTACATAACCATGCAACGGTTTCGCCGGTTTGGCCTAAATCATCACCGATAATTTGTAATGTGCGGCCACCTTCTAAAGCTTTGAAACGGTCGCATCCATCACAATAATGCATGGAAGATTGTGCGGTTTCATCGCCAAAATGGATTGTTTGGCCATTAGGTAAATGCATTTCCATGAATCCCATTATCGGCGCTTCCATTCTTTGCCATCGGCACCAATGGTGGCGCATTTATCCGCCACATCATCGGATGGGCAAAAATAGGCTTCCCATTTGCCGCCGGCTTTGTTCACGCCGGCTTTGTAGGTGCGCTCGCCATGAACACACATTTTTTGGATGTCGGCCACCGCCGTAAAACCTGCATCCGCTAACGCGGTGCGGGCAATGGCAATGGCTTCATCCTTAAACGCTTGGGCAGGTGTGGGATTTGCCCACGGGTCATTTCCCGGCATTTCAGCTGCGGAATTGAAACGCTCCACTTGTTCCATGTTTTCTCGTGTGGGTCGGTGTTCACTTGGGATAACCAAACCCAATGCACGCCCAATGGCACTTGTTGAGGTGTCCTCCACATACCATCGCTTCATGTTGGGCCGGTAGTAACTTGTGTGGCCGTGTGCATAATCGGTTGCCGTTGGGGCCAATTGGTCATTGGTGCAATAAATGGATGCCTCCATTAATACCCATTCACCGTTGGCATCGGTTCCACGGTCAATAATGGCAACTACAATGCGCCCATCCGGGAATTGTGTGCGGAATCGCTTAACCCGTGAATTTACATCTTCATAATCGTTTAAATTAATTGCCATTGTTCACCAACGATTTATTAACGGGACCATGTACCGCCCGGCCGGTTTTGTATCCACGGCGGAAACCCTCGGATTTGCCAATGTTGTAACCACGGGACCATGCCAACACGGCCACCATGAACGTTACAAAACAATAAGAAACCGCAATCATCCAAAAACTGAGGTGAGCCATCATCGGCCCACCTCGGTTTCAAAATACGTTTGCACATCATCACGATGCAAACGGCCTTTAATGGCTTTGATATTGGTTTTGGTTTCCAATGGCGTGGTTTGAATCCATTGCCGGATTACCTTAGCGCGAACAAAAATCACGCCATCGGTCCAACAACCGGAAACCGGGTCATAATTTATTTGCATTTGTTTCCTCCTAGTCAGGACCGGCCCCAAAAGGGAAAGGGCCGGTGAATCCATTATGACCGGCAGGGCCGACAAATGCATTTATTTGCTCGGTGTGTCTTTGTCTTTCGGTTTAGATTTGAGGCCATTTCCGGCCAAAACGCCACCCAATGACCCAGTCAGAAAGATGGCCAGGGTTTTGAGCAGGTCAATAAACGCCGCATCATTGGGTGCTTGTTTCATGGGTTGGGTTACAAAAACCAATGCCCATACCGCGCCCACTACTAATACAAAAAAAGTAGCTGCCAACGTTCCACCAATAATAAGAATTAATCGCGCGTGGATGTCCTCGGGCGTTAATCGCCGTTGGGGTTTGTGTTCCATGCGGTCAATCCAATAATTGAAAAGTGCAGGTGCCGGTGGCTTCACATTCTCCGTTGGGTTGGCACTCGGGTGCCGTCCAGTTTTTGAATTCCTGGCAGGGGTACCTAACGGACCCGTCATAACCACAACCACTTAAAATTACGGCTAGTCCTCCGATGATTAGCCATTTGCTCAATTACCGCCCCAATGGGTCTTTCGGGTTGAGGTAACGGTAGGCAACCGGTAACACGGCGGCCAATCCGGCGTTCATCACCAATTTCCAATCGGTAACGCCACCCATGTAACACGCGATGGCGGCGGCGGCGAATGACCGAAACCAGGAACCGGCTATTTGTTTTGCCACTTTTTGTTGGTGTCTATTCATTGTGGAACCTCCAATTTTAAAGCTTTAATGTGTGCGGTTGCTTCACTTGGGGAACACGCCATTTCAAAATGCATATCATCGGCGCGTTTAATAAATGTGTAACCACCTTTGATTTTGTATTTATCGCATAATTCATCTAACACGTCCCGTTGGCTTGCGGTAAAGGTGTTGCGTTTGCCCAATGGATGTTTGGTCGAATTTAAATCAATGGCGCTAGCCGAACTATGATTGGAAAGGCCCGTTGTTTGGCCCCTTATGGGGCGGTAGTTAAATCCCCAATCATCTAATGAACCTTCATCAATGGGTTCCACTAGCTCGTGGAACTCAGCCGCAAACGCAATAAGTAACGGCGCACATCTTTGTGCCACACGCAATTTAATTTCAGTGCCAGGGACTAAATAGGAACCAACTTTGATGGCGGCCGGGTCTTTACTCGCCGGCCAACCATTTTGCGATTTCTCCATTAAAGTGCGGCGATTTCTTCCGGCGTTAAACCTAATGCGGTTAATTTTGCCAATGCGGATTGCCTGTTTGTTTCATTTAATTTCGCTTCATCATTTAATTGTTGAACCCTCAACATTTCTTTTTCAACATCTTCAATTTCTTTGGGTTCATAATTTCTAATGGTTTCATCACCTGTTGAAATGTCAATGATTCTTTCAAAATAATTCATTAAATGCTCCCGTACACTTCAAAATTGCCTCCGCTAAATGCCCCACCACTTGCAATTAAAGAAACGCTGCTAATTGCACTTGTCCCGCTATAAGTGGAACTTCCTGTGCATTGTCTTACACTTGACCATCCAGAACCAGTTTGTGCGGATGCATGAGTGTTACAAATTTTTACACCTGATGAATTGCAACCTTGTATCAACATATAGCCACTAATTGCTAAACCACTTGATGTGCCGGTTGCATGACTTGTTAAAAAAACCGATGTTTGACCCGTTCCATTTGATGAAGAAATTTGACTATTTGGGGAATATGTCGGTTCCAAATAAACCTCACCCCTGTTTGAACCATAATTAGCGCCGCTATCTCCATTCAAACGATAACTTAAACTGATTCCGGCGGTTGTATTCGTTATTGCTCGCAACATAACCAAAATTGTATTGATTCCGCTAATTCCCGAAACGGTAACCGTTGTGCCGGATGTTGTGGTGCCGGTTCCAATTAAACTAAAACTAGGTGTACTTGATGCCGTTCCCCATTTTAAACCGGTTGCGGTACTTGAATCGGCTAACAATGCTTGCCCATTTGTTCCAACCGCTAAACGGCTAAATGCATCCGCACCGGTTCCGGCGATTAAATCGCCTTTAGCATCAATAGCCGTAGCCATTGAATTGGTAATTGTTACATCACCTGACGTTCCACCACCACTTATTCCGGTGCCGGCGGTAACTCCTGTTATATCACCGGCCCCGTAACTAACCCATGATGAACCATCATAAATTTGAAATAAATTTGAATCTTTCAAAAATGAAACGTTACCTTCTTGCGGGCTAGTAACGGCGGCGGTACGCGCGGCGGCATCCGCAAATGTCCAAACGCCTTGCATCAAATACCCGTTGGTGTCGGCGGCGGTTAATACATCGCCCGTGGCAAACGTTTTAAATCCTAATGGTGCGGCCATAGTTTCCTCCCCTAATATCCTAACTTAGAAACGTCTAATTCCCCGTAACCCAACGTGTTATTCAATATAAAACTATCAATAATAGGTTCCTGGGTAGTAAATGTGGTACGCCATGAATTAGGCGAAATGGAATGGGCAATGCCAAAAATCTGCAATGTCTTGGTCAAATTGGTGCCGTTGGGTTGCGCTTGGGAAACGGTGATGGGGTCAAAAAAATCCAAATCCAATGCGGCGGCAATGCCGGTGGCGTAGTTTGGCGTGTATAAATCTAATGTAATTGAATCGCACCGCACCGTGGTTTCCGCTCGGGAGGCCACATACGCTTGGGCGTAATTCAGCGCCTCGGTGGTGGTCTGCATTAATAGGTTTTGTTGATTGTAAGAATGTAAAAAATATTGGTTAATGGAATCTTGATTTTCTGCCGTTTGTTTGGCCAATCCAATCGCGGTTATGTTGGCTTGATTAAAAATCAAATCATCATTGAGGACCCATTGGGCGTTGGTGTATTTAATGGCCGTTCCGGTATCGTCAAATGCGGTTGGCGTTCCTCCCACGCTTGTTTGGGTAAATTGCCTATCCCTAAACACCGCGTTGCCCTGCACATCGGCGTACATGGCACCGTATTCACTTAATTGGCACACAATCAATGCATTAAGTGCGCTTTGAATATCCGATGGGGTCAATTGCAACGTGGTTAATCCTGTGCCAATTTCTCGCATGGAATTGGGCCAACCCACGGCATCCAATATTTTATTAACTCGGGCACCGGATAATTCACCGGCGGTTTGACCGGTAACACCGGCAATTTGGCTTAGGTTCCATAAATTCATGGCATCCACGGCGGTAATGGTGGTGTAGGAAACTTCACCAGTTAAACGCGCTTGGGTGTATTGGTATCCCGTGGTGTAACCACTAAACAAATAACGCAAGGTGCCGGATGTGGCCATTACTTGAATTTTTCGCAATGGTTGCAATGGGTAGTACGGGCTGGCCGTGTTTTGAGGATTCCATAAACCCTGCTCATCCCGCAACCGCACGGTTAAGGTGCCGGCTTGGAATTGGTCGGCCAATGGGTTGCGCCCACGCCGGATTTCCACGCCTTGTATTTGGTCTGAAATATCCACCACAACGGATTGGGCATCGCCCAACGCATCCACGCCAATAATGCCCGTGCCAATAACGATAGTATTGGCAAAACTTGCCCCGGATGAAAAATTTACTTCAACCCGTAACGTGGGGACCGTCATGACCAAAACCCGGCGGGCACGGTGGTGTAACCATTTCGGGTGGCCATCGTTACGTAATTATTAATGGTGCGCACTAAGAAATCTTGGTCCCCGACAACACCGGCATTTACATTGACCGTTACCGGTGGCGCGGCGGGATTGCTTGCAGCTTGATTGCGCACCTGGGTTGCCGGGTCCTCAATTGCGCCAAATGATGATGAGGGCGGCGGCGGTGGGGTGATTCCACCCATTACCGGCGATTGCAATCCGGATGGAGGAACCCCCAAATTCTCCAACAATCCGCGTGGACCGGTGATAGTGGTTCCACCAACGCTAGCGGATGCGTATTTTGCTTTTTCCCGTGCATCCGTTAAATATTTTTCATAATCTGCCAATTGTGCGGCCAATGTCGTTTTGAGATTTTCCTGCACCTTTTTTTGGTCGTCTATTTGCGCCAATGCGGATTTGGCCGATAAACCAATGATTTTGTTGTAATAAGCCTCATCATCATCCACATTTTCATTGCG